CCCATACCCACTTACGGAACGTCTTTTCATTCTGTACCGCACGGAGGCACATCACATCCTTCCTCAAGCACGCTCGCGGGTCACGAACCATCTGCCACCCCCCGCCCACTCGGACTGGGTGCGTTTGGCAGAATTCGATCTCCTCGAGCTCGTGGGCTGTTGGCTCAACCTTCATCACAAATCCCTTGCTTGCGAACCAACTAACCAACGTTTCCCTGTAGCGCTCTTCATCCGAACGCTCCAGAAACACCACACAGTCATCACCATTATTCGCCAGCTCGATACGAACCCCCGCTTCCTTCGCGTGGGCGTATACCATGGCGCACATCAGGATACAATTACCCAGGGACGTATTCATGTCCCCAGAAGATCTTGTACCCTTCATACAGAAATCCACGTAACCATCGTCACATCGCGCTCTGCCTTTGTTCAAACACTGCATCTCCAAGAGCTCTGCAAGGCGTTTGTTGCCCCAGTACTCATTGTAGTAGCTGTGCTCGTATCTCAGAGCTGCGGGAGAGACGTGCATGTCAAACTTTGACGCGTCAAGTCCGATCGCAATAGGCTCGGCAAACCGATCCCATTTTTGCTTCAAACACTCCGCGGACGCGTTCGCGTCCATGCCTTTGATCACAGTGGCCCCCGTGTGCGCACCATAAGCCGCGTTAATAGCATCGAACATGTGGTGCTCAAAATGCTTGAGGTAACGTGCAACCTCCAAGTTGTAGCGTGGCGACCGCGGATTGATGATCCTAGGCGCCTGAGCAACATCTTGTTTCTCAAACTTAACAAACGGTTTCAGGCGCGAGTCACGCACTGTTACCGGCCCCTCGGACGATAGGGATTCGAAAGCAGCCTGATACACCTTGCGCTTATTGGCCGGGAAGAGATCCAGTGTTTCACTGTACGTCATCACAGGCAAGTGGGGCATGTGTTTCAGGCAGTCACGACGAAACTGTCGAAACCACCTAGTCCTGAATTGCTCAGCTTGAGGCCGGAGCGCAGGCTTAATCCCATCAGGGTGCTTGCAGAGGAAGTAACGCTCCACAAACGCGCGCTCAACGGCGTTGACACTGTTGTTATACACTCCGAGGTTGTTGCTCGGTCCAAACCCAGGGACAACAGTGTAAACCCTGGTCTTGGTTGGAAGCCCGTTCCGGTGCGCGCACAACTTGCCGCCACACTCGCGCTTGGCCCGTTCCAAAAGAACGGGATCCACGCGCGTGTCACAGCCACGCACCCTCGCCGGGCGTCCCTACGCGTACTTGGAGAATAGCTTCTCCTTTGGTTCATAGAACCAGAGAAGCCACTCCAACCAGCGTGGGAGCCTGGCATGCTTCGTCACGATTGTATCCATGCACTCTTCCTTGAAGTACACTTCCTCAACCATGACTCGGCACGACTCGACGACACACAGCCTCACGTCACGCGCTCTACAGATGCGACGATACTCTCTCGCCACCACCATCTTGTTCGCCTCAGTAACACTGAGACGACCAAGTGAACAACGCAACGCCAAGACCATCATGGCGACGAACCGCGAGTCGAGGGAAATGGCGGACTGCCCCTTCCTGATCTCCACCCCTCGCTCTTCAAGACCTACCACAATCCTATCAAGAGGGTCTGTCCCGAGATCACTCTCAGGCAAACCATTGACAAGGTGGTAGGCCACCTGCTGCCTCACAACTCGATATGTGAGGCACGGCGCCGGCACAAAGGTTCCGAGGAACCGAGTGGCGGCAATTGCGCGCAAACTCGCAAGGTACTGATCAGGTACCACAACATGCTTGTGTTCATTGGCGTGAGCAAACAACATGGCGCGCAGTATGACTAATGAGG